AAGAAGGCGATGACATGGACGAGCCAGAAGGCGGAGACATGGAAGCCGAATTAGATCCAGAAATGGTTGATGCTGAAGAAGATATGGAAGACGATCTAGGCATTGGGGATGACGAAGGTGAAGAGCCTTCCGAAGACTTAGAAGATGAAGTTATGGATCTTAAAGCACAACTTGCAGACCTGCAAGCAGAATTCGAAAAATTACAATCCGGCGAAGAAGGCGACATGGAAGACGAAATGGAGCCCGAAATTGAAGATATGGAAGAGCCAGGAATGGAAGAAGAGCCCGAAATGGAAGAGGCTGTCGAAGAAGTATATGACGACTTAGGCGAGTCACACGACATGAAGAAAGCCAACGACAACCCAAATGATCCAGTAGGCGAAGATTCCGGCGCAAGTGGTAGCCCAGTTGCTAAAAAAGGCGGATCAGATCCTAAGGCATCCGGTGCAAGTTCCAGTGGTGGAACAAGCAACCCAGATGGAACAAGTGCTCCATCGTCACCTAGTGCAAAAGAAGACAATGCTGGTAACAAAAATGTACCAGGATCAAGTGCTGGTGGTAAGCAATCAAAAGTAGCGGCACCAAAAAAGGGCGAATAATATATGCAACTTAGAGAACATTTAACTTTTGAAAAAGCACAATGCATAACTGAATCTGATGGTAAAGATCTCTACTTAAAAGGGACCTTTATTGAAGGCGAAGTTCGCAATCAGAATCAGAGAATTTATCCTGTTAATGAGATCAATAAAGCGGTCAAAACCATACAGGAACGACTACAAAGTGGTCAAAGTGTTCTTGGTGAAGCAGATCATCCAGATGATCTAAATATTAATATTGACCGTGTAAGCCATATGATAACAGAAATGGATATCAGTGGTAAAAACGGTATAGGAAAGTTAAAGTTGTTACCTACTCCAATGGGTAATGTTGTAAAAACTTTGCTTGAATCCGGTGTAAAATTAGGCGTCAGTTCACGAGGCTCCGGCAATGTCGGGAACAACGGATATGTTAGTGACTTTGAAATAATCACTGTTGATGTAGTGGCCCAGCCATCTGCACCAAACGCCTATCCTACACCAGTATATGAAGCATTAATGCGAAACGGAAAACAAGGCAGGATCAGTTTAGAACTTGCTGAGGCCGTAAGGCATGACAATAAAGCTCAAAAGCATCTTGAAAAAGTCCTTTTGAGCATTATAGGGAATATATGATGGGAGAAAAAGCCATGCAAGACCTATTTAACGACGTGATGGGTGCAGACATTATCTCCGAGGAAGTTAAAACGGCACTTTCCGAAGCATGGTCTAAGAAATTAGACGAAACTAAGGAAAATGCTAAGGCTGAGCTTCGCGAAGAATTTGCTAGACGTTATGATAATGACAAAAAGCAAATCGTAGAAGCAATGGATAATTTATTAGGTGATGCTATTAAAGCAGAAGTTGAAGAATTTATCCAAGATAAAAAATCACTTCACGAGCAAACCGTTGCTTATAAGAAGAACCTCAAAGGGCATACAGGTATGCTTGATGAGTTCATCACTAATGTAATGGGCAAAGAAGTTAAAGAGCTTCGTGAAGACCGAGTTAAGCAGTCAAACAACTTCAAAAAACTCGAAGAGTTTGTACTTCGTCAATTAACCAAAGAACTTAACGAATTCCATGCTGATAAAAAAGCATTGGCAGAACAAAAAGTTAAGTTGGTTCGTGAAGGTAGAAAAATGATGGAAGATACTAAACGTACTTTCGTCAAGTCTGCGGCAGAAAAAATTGATAAAATCGTTTCCGAAACAATGAAGACGGAAATGGGTCAACTTAAAGAAGATATTAAGCAGGCTAAAGAAAACAATTTTGGTCGTAAGATTTTTGAAACTTTCGCGGCAGAATTTTCCACTAGTTACCTACAAGAGGGTACCGAAGTTGGAAAATTACATACAGTAATTAATGATTTAAAGGCAAAAATTGAGGAACATGCTCAAGAAATTGCTGAAAATAAAAATGAATTAGCAGAGGCTGAGACACAAATCAGAATTGCTGAAGATCAGAAGGAACGCCAAACAGTAATCAATGACTTAATGAACCCTTTGAGTAAATCTCAAAGAGCAGTCATGGGAGAGCTTTTGGAAAGCGTTCAAACTGATAGTTTAAAGAAACAGTATAACAAGTTCTTACCTAGTGTATTAAATGAAGGTTCAAAATCATCTAAAGCACAAAAGAAGCAACAAGTTATCAAAGAAACCAAATCGGAAGATTCCACTAATGTTATTAAGGAAGTTTCCGGAGATCGAACGGTTAAAGAAGAGTCTAACAACAATTCTGAAACTGAAATATACAACCTGCGGAAACTAGCAGGGATTTAAATGGAGAATATTAAAATGGCAGATGCGATCTTTGAAAATAAATGGCAATCCGTAAAGGGGGCACTCTGCGAGGGTTTACAAGGTAATCAAAAGACAGTTATGGAAACTGTATTAGAAAACACCAAAGGGCAGTTGATGGAAGCGTCAACAGCAGGTGCAACTAACGCAGGTAACGTAGCAACTTTGAATAAGGTAATCCTTCCTGTAATCCGCAGAGTAATGCCTACAGTAATTGCTAATGAAATTATTGGTGTTCAACCAATGACCGGTCCGGTAGGACAAATTCATACACTTCGTGTACGTTATGCAGAAACAATGGCTGGAGCAACAGCCGCTGCTGACGATACAGTGGCAGGTGACGAAGCACTTAGCCCATTCCAAATTTCCAGAGCCTATGCAGGTGACGGAACTGCGGGATTAGGTGCCGCAACATCAGCCCTCGAGGGTTCGGGTGGTAAGAAAATGTCAATCCAAATCTTGAAACAGACTGTCGAAGCAAAGACACGTAAGTTACAAGCACGTTGGACATTTGAAGCCGCTCAAGACGCTCAAAGCCAACATGGCTTAGACGTTGAAGCAGAAGTGATGGCTGCTCTTGCTCAGGAAATAACAACTGAGATTGATCAAGAGATTTTAACAAGCCTTCGCACATTGGCAGGTACCGCTGTCGCAACATACGACCAAAGCGGTGTATCTGGTACAGCAACATTTGTTGGTGACGAACATGCGGCTTTCGCAGTTCAGATCAACAGGGCCGCTAACTTAATCGCCGCTCGCACACGCAGAGGCGCCGGTAATTGGGTTGTAGTTAGTCCAACTATGTTGACAGTATTACAAAGTGCAACAACTTCAGCCTTCGCACGAAGTACCGAAGGTACTTTTGAAGCACCAACAAACACTAAGTTTGTGGGAACATTAAACTCAACAATGAGAGTTTATGTTGACAACTATGCAGCAGATAGTGTTTCTGCTCTAGTTGGTTACAAAGGCCCAGGCGAAATGGATGCGGCATCTTTTTACTGCCCATACGTTCCGTTGATGAGCTCCGGGGTAGTACTTGATCCTGGGACAATGGAACCAGTCGTTTCCTTTATGACACGATACGGTTACGTTGAACTCAGCAACCAAGCATCATCCCTTGGTAATGCGGCTGACTATCTTGCAAAGATAGATATCACAAACGCAAACCTTTCCTTCATTTAATAGTAAATGGTGGAATAGTAAAAGTAGCGAGCCCTATAGGCTCGCTATTTTTTTGACTTTTTTTTCACTCTATGTTATACTATCTAGTAAATATACTGATAACAGTATAACATATCAGGGATTTAATGAAAGACACGAACCGTTGGGAAGGTGTAACCCGTCCATATACACCAGAAGATGTGACCCGCCTATCAGGCTCCGTTAAAATAGAGCATACCTTAGCAAAACGAGGTGCAGAAAAATTATGGCTCAAACTCAATTCACTACCTTATGTTAGTGCTTTAGGTGCATTAACAGGTAACCAAGCAATGCAACAAGCAAAGGCTGGGTTAGATTCAGTATATCTTAGTGGTTGGCAAGTAGCAGGCGATGCAAATGATAGTATGGAAATGTATCCAGATCAATCATTATATGCGGCCAATAGTGTACCAATCGTAGTAAAACGAATTAATAATACGTTTATCCGTGCAGATCAAATACAAA